ATACTTCCACAAAAGGGGAGGGGAGGAGCTACAAAAAATGATAAAGCAAAGGCATGATTTTAACTTTTGTCGACGGAGATTTAAATGGCATATAACGTGTATTATGTATAATAGACCCTCTAAGTCGACCCCATTCCGAGGAAAAAATGTCTGACTATCGGTTTGCCCTGTATCATTTTTTTGAGTCAGAGAGTTTGAGCAAAGTAAACTTCGATCATCATACTACTACCATGTACAACATCAACGTACATTATATATACAGGGAAGTAGATGAGTGAGGAAAAAACGTATCGTTCCGCAAACGCGAGAGTTATTAGTGATAATGCGGTTATCTCAATTAATCTACATTGGATTCGGAACATTCTTGGTCTATTGCTACTTATCGGTGGCATCGTATATAAATATGAAACACGACTACGAACTCTTGAGTCAACAGTTATCACAAATCAAGAAGAACTTCGAAAATTGGTCGAACACCACATCCTTACTCAAGAAACGCAAAGAGTTGAATTAGAGGAAAAGATAAAGTTTTATGAAAAAGAATTCAATATTAATCCACTCAGTTGGGGAAAGAAAAAAAGAAAATGAATGAAGATTATAAAGACTACTTAATAATAATAGGCTTTTTACTAGTTGTTCTTGGAGGCATGGTATGGCTAGGGACTTAAATGTAAATGAAAATTCAAGTATGAGTATATCGCTCCCTATGATTATACAGGCAGTAACCTTTATAGTTATGTTGGTTTGGGGGTACTCACAACTAAATGCTAGAATATCATTTCTAGAGTATCAGGTTGCAATGAATGAGGAGCATATTATTGATTTAGAAGAAGACGCTGAAGCGAATCAAGATGCAGAAATTCCCGCTGATATTAGACAGAATGAAAGAATTAGTGTTTTAGAGGATGAAGTATTGAGGTTGAGAGATGGGAGATAATGTAATATGGCAACCCCACGAGGGACAACAGACCCTAGCCTTATCAACAGATGCCTATGTGATTGCATATGGTGGTGCTAGAGGTGGTGGTAAAACTGATTGCGGTCTTGCGTGGCTTATTGAACCGCAGTACCTTGATAATCCGCAATATAGAGCCTTGGTCTTACGTAGAAACTACGATGACCTACGTGATTGGATTGATAGGGCTAAGTTTTTTTATCGTTTCCTTGGTTGTAATACTGTTGGTAACCCTACCGAGTTTCGTTTTCCAAGCGGTGCTAAAATTAGGACAGGACACTTATCGGAAGATTCAGCGTTCCAAAAATACCTAGGACATCAGTACCATAAGCTACTAATTGAAGAGGCTACACTTATACCAAATGAGCTTGATTTTGAGCGTGTTGCATCGGCAGTTCGTTCGCCTCATCCTGAGCTCCCACCGAGGATTTTCTTGACGACAAACCCTGGCGGGGCGGGTCATAAATGGTTCAAAGATCGCTTTGTAAAATCGCCCAATGAGGTCGTTCAAGGAAAGGACGGACGCACCCAATGTTTCATACCCGCTAAGATATATGACAACCCTACTTTAATAAAGGCTGACCCCGATTATGTTAAACAACTAGAGTCTTTGCCTGATGAATTAAGACGTATGTGGCTTGATGGCGATTGGGACGTATTCCAAGGGATGTACTTTGATACATTTAAAAGAGATGTGCATGTTATTAAACCAATAGAGATACCTGATTCATGGTATAGGTATAGAGCAATTGACTATGGATATCGTGCCCCCTTTGCTTGTCTTTGGTTAGCAGTTGATTACGATCAGAATGTATACGTATATCGTGAGCACTATGAGGCGGGTAAAGATTTACATCATCACATTAATACAATTAAGGAACTTTCAGGCGATGAAGATTACATGGCTACTATTATTGACCCATCTACTTATATATCTAATCCACAGAATACGAACCGCTCCGACGTTACCGCTCCATCAAATAAGTCCATTGCAGATATATTATTATTTAATGGCATTCCTACTATCCGTGCTAATAATAATCGTATGTCAGGATGGAATCTTGTAAGGGAATACCTACAGGAAAAAAATAAAGAGGATGCAAAAGGAGGCAACCTTAGAATCTTTGAGAATTGTAATAACCTAATAGATGAATTTACTACCGCAATCTATGATAAGCATAGAGTTGAGGATTTAGATACAAAGGGAAGTGACCATGCCTTGGATAGTTTGCGTTATGGTCTGATGCATCTAGGTAAACCTCATTTAGTAAAGGAAAAAACTTGGTTCGAAAAAGAATTAGACATGTTACAGAGTGGCGAACTTGAATATAAAGGTATAGCTTGAAATATGTATTAAAAGATAACGAGTGGATTCCCGAACCTGATTCAGTAGACGCAGAAGATCGATTTCCTGTTCTAAAAAAGATAAAGCACCAACCTAAGTATGTCAAAAAGCAGTTTGAAATAGCTTGGAATGAGATATTTATGCTTAGAATGATAGTTGAAATGCGTTCTCCTGATGAATTCTACCACGATGTACTACCCGATTTACTAATTGCAAAGGCTTAAAATGGACTCATATAGAGGAAGTAACCCCAAAGACTACACCCCATCAAAGGAAGATAAGGCATTGATGGAAAAAGTGTATGCTATGTTTGAATTATCTAAGGATAGTAAACAGGAAATGTATAAAGAATGGAGAGAATCCGAGGCTTTATATCAAGGACACCATTGGGAGGGTATGAAAGTACCTCAATTTAAAAACAAGATGACTATTGACCTGATTGGTTCGGCTATTGATACTATGATACCTATATTGAATAGTAGACCGCCTAAATTGGACGTATTAGCCGTTGGAAACGATCCCCTTGATTACTCCTTATCTGAAACACTTCAAGCCGTTATGGACGAATTTTGGCAGTTGCGTTGTATGCAGAACCTAGTGAGCGAATTATTACAAGATTATCTAGTTTATGGAACGGGTATTTTAAAGGTGCATTATAATCCATATGATGACTTACCTGATTGCGACATTGTAGACCCATATAGTTTCTTTATTAACCCATCTGCTACAAAACTTGAGAATGCAGAGTGGGTAATCTATGCAAGTCCGACCCCATTATATGAAATACGAAAGATGTTTCCTGAAAAAGGGCAGTATGTAATGCCTGATAAGGAACTAGAGCAGTATAGAGCTCAAAGACAAAAGCAAAATAACCCAATGGGTTACGATAGCTATGTACATATAGGCGATGGGGCGAGTAAGGGCGAATTATACAGGAGTAAGTCACAATCATACAGGGATAAAGAGGAATCAGTACTACTTATTGAGTGCTATATGCGTGATAACTCAAAAGAATATGTTTCTTACGTAGATGGCGAGGAAATTGATGATAAGGATAAAGGTAGGGGCATTGATGGTATGCGTAAGGTATGCATGGCGGGTAATGTTGTACTATTTGATGGTAGAACTAAGTATCCATTCTTTAATAAAGACAATCATATATCTCATCCTTTCCCATTTGTATCAGTTAAGAACATGGGTTCAGCACATGAGTTTTGGGGCAGACCTGAACCTCGCAGATTAAAGCATTTAAATCTAGCACTAGATAGAATAGCATCTCAGGTTATGGATAACGTCCATTTAATGGCTAATCCGATGTGGGTTGTAGACCAAACTGCGGACGTTCAAGACCAAATAAACAATAAGCCAGGGAGTGTCATTCGTAAGAGGGGAGCGGGGCAAGTTTCTATGCAAAGTCCCGCAAGTATGCCGAGCTATGTTTTCAATTTATATAGCATATTATTAGATATGTTTGAGACAGTTTCAGGTGTCAATAAATCTACTCAAGGTAAGGCTGACACTAATGTAACATCAGGTATTCAGGCATCAATACTTCAAAAGGCTAGTAGTTCAAAGATTGATTATAAAGCTAGGACTATAGAAATGGCTCTAGCACAACTAGGAAACATGTGGCTTACCATGTTTAAGAACCTAGGAACAAAATTTATAAACGTACCCTATCAGCACTCCACGGGAAGAATGGAATATCGACAAGTTATTGGCTTGATATTTAAGGATAAGGAAACGATGGTTAGAGTGCGGGTAGGGTCGATGCTACCTGAGAACAGACAGTTCAATGAGAACAAGATTATGCAGTTAGCACAGATGGGTATTATAAAAGACCCAATGTATATCGTACAAAATTTGGATATGCCACAAAAAGAGGCATTGATTTCGAAAATGATGGAAGAGGCAGAAGCTCTAGCAGAGCAACAAAGGGCGATGGCAGAAGAAGTTCAGGGGAGTCCTCCCGATCTTAGCAGATTTGGCGGTTCTCCTGAGGAGATTCAAAGAAACCTACAGAGCAACCCTGATTTAATGAGGGATGCGAGTGAAATATCCTAATGTTGGGAGCGGAACTGAATCTAAATTGGAGAAATTATGAGTGAAGAGAAACAATACTTAGAAGACTCAAACTTTGATGGAGTCAGAATTGACGCGGACACCTTAGCGTCGCTCTACGTTCAGGATGAACCTGAAGAAAAGACCGATGTAAAGGTAGAAGACCAAAGTGAGAGCAACAGACAGGAGACGGCTGAAGAAAACGTCCAAGTGACTCAAGATGAGCAACCAAAGGATGAAGAAGAAATAGTCTCAGCAGAGAGTTCATTTATCAAAATAGGAGATAACGAATATTCTGAGAATGAACTGAATCTCGCTCTTGAAGCCTTAAACAACAGGAATGATTGGCAGAGAAGTAATAC